AGGGCAAGTCCGAGGACGTGTTCAAGTACTACAACCCGCCGCCGCCTGAGCTTCGCTATTCGGTGAAGACGGATCGTCGGAAGATCCATGCGTACAACTACGCCGGCAGCCCGCACGTGAACCTCGACTCGATCGAGGCTGAAGCGGCCGAGCTGATGGAGACGGACCCGGCGCAGGCTGAACGGTTCTTCGGCGGCCGCATCGTTGCTGGTCTGGGTTCGTGGATGGACAGCGACCGGTGGGACGCACGGAGGGCGAAGACGCCGGCGTACCCGAAGAAGGGCACGCAGGTCGTGGTCGGCTTCGATGGGTCGGACACTGACGACTGGACTGGGATCCGTGCGGAGACGCAGGAGGGTTACCAGTTCACGCCGGTCGACGCGTTGGGCCGCGAGATGATCTGGAACCCGGCCGATCATGGTGGTCAGGTTCCACGGCTCGAGGTCGCTGCAGCGTTTGAGCACCTGTTCACGTACTTCGAGGTGATCCGCATGTACGCGGACCCGCCGTACTGGGAGACCGAGATCGACGGCCTCGCTGAGACGCATGGCGAGAAGCGTGTCCTGCGGTGGGAGACGTACCGGCCGAAGCAGATGCATGCCGCTTGTGAGCGCCTGCTGACTGACGTGAACAAGAAGGATTCGGAGTTCACCCACGACGGGTGCGCGACGACTGGGTTCCACGTGAAGGCCGCGAAGAAGGCCGCGCGTCTGCAGAACCGGTACGCCCTGACCAAACCAGGTGACGGTCGAAAGATCGACCTCGCCGTGTCCTCGGTCGTCTGCCACGAGGCGTGGGGCGATGTGACCAACGCGAAGCTCTGGAAACGGAAGTACGCGGCCTATTCAGCCTAGAGAGGGGGACTGATGGCGATCAGCAAGGATCAGGCCATCTTGACCCTGACGAAGCTGCTGGACGAGCTGAAGGTCCGCGAACGCGAGGTGTCGATCTTGTCCCGGGCGTACGCCGGTGACTTCAGTCTTCACTATGCGTCGGAGGACTTCCGGGCGTTCTTCGCTGACCGGTACGACAAGTTCTCCGACAACTGGTGCGGGATCGTCGCTGACGCCCCGCATGAGCGGCTCGAGGTCACCGGCTTCCGGCTCCCGGGCCAGGAGAAGGGTGACGACGGTCTGCGGAAGGTCTGGTTGGACACGGACTCTGACGCGATGTCGGACCTGTCATTCCTTGACGCGATCATCGCGAAGCGCGCCTACGCGCTGGTGTGGTCGGAGGACGGCAAGGGTGAGAAGCCGACGATCTCGTGGGAGCACCCTTCGCAGGCGATCGTGGGCTACGACCCGGAGACCCGTCAGCGTCGTGCCGGCGCGAAGGTCTGGTCGGACGACACGACCGAGTACGCGACCCTGTATCTCCCGGATGAAATCTGGAAGTTCCAGCGGACGACGAGTTCGCTGATCCTTCCGTCGAAGGTGTTGTCGTCGCTGGGCGGCTGGGAGCCGCGGCTCATCGGCGGTGAGTCGTGGCCGTTGAAGAACCCGCTAGGCAAGGTGCCGCTGGTTGAGATCCCGAACCGGCCGCGGCTACTCGGTGAACCGATGTCGGACATCGACGGTGCGCTCGCAATGCAGCACGCAGCGAACCTGTTCTGGGCGCAACTATTCGCAGCTTCGGACGAAGCGACGATCGGGCAGCGGGTCATTCTCGGCGCCGAACGCCCGACGATCCCGGTGCTCGATTCGGAAGGCCGGGACACGGGCGCGACGCGACCGATCGACCTGAAGAAGTTCGCCCGCGGTTCCGCGATCTGGCTCGAAGACCCTGGCGCGAAGGTCGACCAGTGGCAGGCCGCGAACCTGAAGGTCTTCACCGACGTCCTCGAGGTCATGGTTGGCCACATCGCCGCGCAGACCCGCACGCCGGCGCACTACCTGCTGATCGGCGGCACGATCGCGAACGTCTCGGGTGACGCGATGAAGGCGCTCGAGACCGGTCTCGTGAAGCGAACCGAGGAGAAGACCCAGCACTTCGGTCGCGGGGTCCGTGACGTGTTCGAGCTGGTCGCGCTGGTGCAGGACGACCAGGAGAAGGCCGCGAAGGTCCGTGAGGGCGTGACGCTCTGGAAGGACGTGGAGAACCGGTCGGACGCCCAGCGCGCGGATGCGCTGCTGAAGAAGTCCACGATCGGCTACCCGTTGCGCTACCTGATGGAACTCGACGGCATGTCCCCAACCGACATCGAGCGCGTCATGCAGATGGTGCGCGAGGAGGCTGCTGACCCGGTGTTGCAGCGGTTGCTGAACAAGACCGGCAACGGCGACCAGACGAACCAGGCGACGGCTAAGGCACCGACGGATGGCGGCGGCAACGCAGCTCCGGGCGTCGGCTGAGGCGTACCGGCTTCAGGCTGAGATCGCCGCTAGTGCGGTGGTCGCAACGAAGAAGGTCGCTACGCGTGGTCCCGTAGCTGTCGCAGATACGATGGCCGCATATCAGGCGCTCGCGGTTCAGCAAGGCGCACAGGCCATCAGTGACCAGCTCGCAGAGCAGGGCATCTCGGCGCCACTAGTTGCCGGGGTTGCTGCTACGTCACTGGTCGGCTTCTCGTCGGCGGGTCAGCCCCTCGAGGCTGTGATCCCGAACGTGGACAACCTGGCGCGGTTCGTGGCGACGATGATTCAGGACGCCGGGCGCACCGGTGGTTCGCTGGCAATCGCTGCCCGGCCGAGCGTCCAGGGCTACGTCCGGATGATCGGGTCGGACAACCCGTGCTCGCGCTGCATCATCCTCGCCGGGAAGTTCTACCGCTGGTCGGCCGGCTTCGACCGGCACCCGCTGTGTCGCTGCATCCACATCCCCGTGGACGAGAACGTCGCCGGCGACCTGACCACGGACCCATCGGCGTATTTCAAGTCGCTGTCGACTGAGGAACAGGACGCGGTCTTCGGCAAGGCGGGCGCGCAGGCGATCCGTGACGGCGCCGACATGAACCAGGTCGTGAACGCGGGCCGCTCGGTGTACCGGGCGCAGGAGGTCGGCCGCGACCTGAAGGTGACCCGTGAGGGTGTGACCCGGTTCGGCAAGTTCGGGCAGGCCAACGCCGCCCGGGCCGGGCAGGGCAAACCGAAGCTCCGCTACCGGCTGATGCCTGAGACGATCATGGATCTTGCAGGCGGGGATCGGGACGAGTCCATCCGACTGCTCAGGCTGTACGGGTACTTGTTGTGACCTGCACGGCTTGCGGTGGTCCGCTGACGGGGCGACAAATGGCACAGTGCTCTGCTGAGTGCCGCAAGGAAGCGGCGAGGGCGCGTGCTCGGGCTTGGTACGACGAGCACCGCGACGACCCGAACTTGAAAGCCCGGGTCGCGGAGTCTGGCCGTCAGTCCTACGACCGAGTGAAAGCCGACGCTGAATCGTGGGCTGGTCGACTTGAGCGCACCCGTGAGTGGCGTGCGGCCAACCCGGAGAAAGTTCGCGCAGGCGAGCGGGCTTGGCGTGAGGCGAACGCAGATCGGGTTCGAGCGAAGGTTCAGCGCCGTCGCGGTCGGCTGTTGGGTGCGTTCGTGGCTGACGTCGATCCGACCGAGGTCTGGATCCGCGACGAAGGCATCCGTCACATCTGCGAAGTCGCCATCGACCCGGATCTGCCGTGGCCGCACAAGTTCAGCAAGACGCTCGATCACGTCGTGCCGCTAGCAAAGGGCGGCACTCATCAGCCAGAGAACGTTCGGCTCGCTCACGCGGTGTGCAACTCCCGCAAGAACGACCGCACTGCCTGACTTCCTGACGCGCAAGGCGTCGGGCCAACTCCGCAACGGAGGAAGCACCATGCAGAAGTACAACTACCTGCGTATCGCCTGTATCACCGCCGACGACCCGCCGGGTGGTGGCACCCCGCCGCCGGCCGACCCGCCCGAAGGGACTCCCCCGCCCACCGACCCGCCTGCGGGCGACGGTAGCGACAACGAGGATCCTCCGGGCGCAGGAGACCTTGGCGACGCGGGCAAGCAGGCGCTCGACCGCATGAAGCTCGAGCGGAAGACCGCGAAGGACGAGGCTGCCGCAGAGAAGGCCCGAGCCGACGCACTGCAGGCCAAGCTCGACGGCAAGGAAGCCGAGCACGCGGCCGAGCAGGAGAAGCAGCGTGTCGCGCGTGAGGCGCTCGACGTCGCGAACCAGAAGATCCTCAAGTCCGAGGTCAAGGCAGCCGCCAAGGGCGTGCTGACCGACCCGCAGGACGCATTCAAGTTTCTCGACCTCGCCGCGCTCGACGTGGACGAGGACGGAAATGTCGACGAGGCCGCGATCGCAGATGCGCTCAAGGATCTCGTGACAGCAAAGCCCTACCTCGCGGCGCAAGGCAGCGAGCGGTTTCAGGGCGGCGCGGACGGCGGTGCTCGCAAGGAGACCGACAAGTCCATCGACCAGGAAATCGCAGAAGCATCGGCCGCGGGTGATCACGCCCGGGCCATCACCTTGAAGCGTCATAAGCAGACGCTCGCCAAGTGACCCTAGGAGGGTTCCATGTCCGGCATCACAGCAATGGCGACTACCGCCAACACGAACAACTACCACGGTGAGCTGTTCGCTCTCTCGCCGTCGGAGACGAAGTTCCTGTCCGCGATCGGTGGTCTGACCGGTGGCGGTCTCGTCACCGACTACGAGGCCGAGTGGCAGACCTCGGACCTGCGCGACCCGTCCGACCGTCAGCGCCTTGAGGGTGCTGCGGCTCAGACCGCGCAGGGTCGGGTCCGTGCCAACGTCCGCAACGTGGCCGAGATCCACCAGGAGACCGTGAAGGTCTCGTACACCCGTCAGGCCACCAGCGGCCGGTACACGACCCCGTCGTCGGCGCCCTACGCGTCCGGCTCGGGTGCTCCGAACCCGGTCACGAACGAGCTGGACTGGCAGCTCGTCGAGGCCATCAAGCAGACCGCGATGGACGTCAACTACTCGTTCCTGCTGGGTGAGTACAACAACCCGGAAGACCCGACGTCGACGGCCCGCAAGACCCGCGGCCTGCTGCCGGCGATCACGACCAACGTGACCAACAAGGGAACCGCCTTCACCGGCGCGACCACGGCCACGGACACGGTCACGAGCACCGCGCACGGCCTGTCGAACGGCGACCAGATCGTGTTCACTGCGATCGACGCCGTCACGAACATCGTCAAGGGCCGCGTGTACTACGTGGTCAGCTCCTCGACGAACACGTTCAAGGTCGCTGCAACCTCGGGCGGATCCGCGATCACCCTCGGGACCGCGACCGGCGTGGCGTTCACGAAGCCGTGGAGCACCGCTCTCACGGTGCCGGTGGTCAACGCGTTCATCCAGGGCATCTGGGACAACGGCGGTCTCGGCGGCATCCCCGTCCTGATGGTCGGGTCGACCCAGAAGGTCGCCATCTCGGCTGCGTACGCCGCGGCGTACGGGCAGGCGAACCCGCTGGTTCGGGGCGAGAAGATCGGCGGCGTCGCCGTCGACATGATCGCCACCGACTTCGGTGAGTTCGGCATCATGCTCGAGCGGTGGATCCCGGCAGACGCGATCGTCGCGGTCACCCTCGACGAGTGCATGCCGTTCTTCCTCGACATCCCGGGCAAGGGCCACTTCTTCACCGAGGAACTCGCCAAGACCGGTGCGTCCGAGGACGTGCAGCTCTACGGCGAGATCGGCCTGAAGTACGGCGCCGAGCGTCACCACGGGATTCTCCGCGGCCTCGACGTCTGATCGTCCGCACCTACACGAGAGGAGGGGTCCGACATGGCTCTACCGAACCTGGCATCCGCGTCGGACCTCTCCGATCGTGACGTCGAGTCCACGTCTCTGCTCGAGACGATGCTCGGCGTTGCGTCCTCGATCGTGCGCTCGGCGGCGGGGTCTCCGATCTTGGAGACCACGTCGACCCTGAGCATGTGGATTCAGGACGATGGCGACACTGAGTACCTGTCGCTGCCCGGTCAGCCGGTCACGAACGTCGCATCGGTGGCGATCGAAGGCGAGGATGTCACTGACTTCCGGCTCGTCTACGGTCGCCTGTGGATGGGGCGCTGGCGCCCGGTCTTCTGTGGTGTGCCGCTCGAGGTGCTTCTGACTCTGACGCACGGTCTCTCGGAGGTTCCTGCGGACATCGTTCAGCTTGTGTGTGACCTGGCGATCCTGGGTGCCGCGGCTGCTCCTGATGGGGCGCATGACCCGAACGT